TCGTAATCTAAAAGTGCATGGAGCTGGAAGTACGGGCATCCATAATGCTGGAGCAACTTATAATGTTTTTTATAATATTGAGGCATATAGCAACACAGGTTCAGGGATATATATTGAACGGGGAGCTCTTGTCTTAGGATGTTATTGTCATGATAATACCGTTTATGGAATAGATTCAAATGCTTATGCGGCTGTAATTGAAAGGTGTATTTGTGAAGCAAATACAACCGCGGGTATCTATTTAAATAATGCCATACAACAAAATGTTATATCTTGCACAATTGATGGCAATGGTGACACAGGTATTAGGGTTGCAAAAGATACTGGACCCACAACGATAATTGGAAATTTAATTACCAATCATACCACCGGAGCAGCTCTTGGCATATATTCAAATGCTGGGGCAAATGAATCAAGCCCTCTATATCTTAATTATAACGCATATTATAACAATACCACAGATGTTGATACTTATCCAAAGGGTCCCGATGATGTAGATCTTTCCGGAGACCCATACACTAATAGAACGGGTCATGATTTTAGTTTAAATAATACTGCCGGGGCGGGTGCTGCTTGCCAAAATGCTTGTGCTTTAAAAGTCGGCATTTTGGGGTCCCCTATTGGCACAACTAATAGAGATATAGGAGCTTTGCAATCTGAAGGATCTTCTTCATCAAGTAGTTCTTCATCCAGCAGTAAAAGCTCATCATCTTCTTCAAGCAGTTCTTTGTCCTCTAGCAGTAGCAGTTCAAGTTCGTCAAGTTCTTTTTCCTCTAGTTCTTCCTCCAGTTCTTTAAGTTCATCTTCGAGCTCTTCAAGCTCTCAATCAAGCTCATCATCAAGCAGTTCTTCTTCTAATTCTTGGGGAGAACAACAGGAAACAGCATATTACTTTGATTCATATGATCCTGTTTATACTTGGCTTAATGATCCTGCCGATGCCACTGATGGCAACACAGCGACATTTGCTTCGGATAATACAGATGGTAATTATTTTTATTGTGACGAAAATACTTGTGATGCTCCTTATCCGCAAGGCACTATTCTTAAAGTTGAATTATATATCTATCATAAGAATAATTATGATGCTGGGTCTGATAGAACAGCAGTCCCTCGTTTGATTCCATATTTTAATGGAGCAGATGTGGGAAGTAGCTATGGGCCATCACCTGGCAATTTTGACGCTTCTAATGGTTATCCTAATTGGAGCGGACCTTATGATATAACAGCGGATGGAGCTGGCCCAAGTGTGGGTAATTGGACTTGGGCAGATATTAATGCTCTTGATTGTAGAGTAGAAGATAACAGGCCAGAGATTGGAACTTGTAGGGTATATAAAATAGAGGTTAGAGTAACATGGGCTCCGGGATCTTCCTCATCTTCGAGTAGCAGTTCTTCTTTAAGTTCCTCGAGTTCTTCTTCATCCTCGAGTTCTCTTAGTTCCTCATCTTCGAGTAGCAGTTCTTCTTTAAGTTCCTCGAGTTCTTCTTCATCCTCGAGTTCTCTTAGTTCCTCATCTTCGAGTAGCAGTTCTTCTTTAAGTTCCTCATCTTCGAGTAGCAGTTCTTCTTTAAGTTCCTCGAGTTCTTCTTCATCCTCGAGTTCTTCTTCATCCTCGAGTTCTCTTAGTTCCTCATCTTCGAGTTCTTTGAGTAGTAGCTCCTCAAGTTCCTCGTCAAGTTCTTCATCATCCAGCTCTTCTTCGCAGAGTTCAAGTTCTTCAAGTTCTAGCTCCTCAAGTTCATTTTCATCAAGTTCCAGCTCTAGTTCATCAAGTTCAAGTTCCAGTTCTTCATCCAGTTCTTCATCCAGCTCTTCAAGTAGCAGTAGCAGTTCTTCTTTAAGTTCCTCATCTTCGAGTAGCAGTTCTTCTTCTTCAAGTAGCAGCAGTTCTTCCTCTTCAAGTTCGTCTAGTTCTTATTCCTGGATCCCTCGAGGAGAAGAATTAACGGATTGGACAGATCGGGATGAAGAATTAACGGATTGGACAGATCGGGATGAAGAGTTAGCGGATTGGACAAATAGATTGGAAGAAAACGAATCCAGCTCTTCGAGTAGCTCTTCCTCCAGTAGTAGTTCTATCTCCTCCAGCTCCAGCTCTAGTTCGCAGAGCTCTTCTTCTAGTAGCTCCAGTTCCAGTTCCGTTAGCTCTTCATCGTCAAGCAGTTCTTCGCGAAGCAGTTCATCGTCAAGCTCTAGTAGTTCTCATTCATCTTTTAGTTCTTCAAGTTCTTCAAGTTCTTCAAGGAGTTATAGTTCATCAAGCTCATCGAGCTCTTCAAGTTCCCAAAGTTCGAGTTCCAGTTCCGATTCTCAAAGCTCTAGTTCTTCGAGTTCCAGTTCTAGGAGTTCAAGTTCCAGCTCGCAGAGTTCCAGTTCCAGCTCATCTAGTTCTATAAGTTCCAGTTCCAGCAGTTCCCGGAGTTCGAGTTCCAGTTCCAGTAGTTCTTCAGCTGATTCTAATTGGGATGTTGTTTATACGGCGGATAACTATTATAAACCGAGTAATCCAAGTCAAGTTAATAGATGGGGATATACTAGAGTAGGAGATTATACTGTTGTTGCCGAAACCGATGCCGATTGTCAAAATGGCATAAGATTAAGACTTGATACACCAACTACTCAAGCTGATTGTCGGGCATATTTTAGTCACACAACTGGGTCCTTTTGGGAATCCAATGTGAGTAATGTTGCTGGTTGGGAATTTGAATGTAGATTAAAAATAATTGATTCCGGGTCATCTCGTTGTCAAATATTAAGCTTAACCGATGGTGCATACCGGGTGATCATCTGGTTTACTGGTTCATCAATAATTGTTGGAAACGGATATATTGTCGGTCCCACTCAAACTTATAATGTTGATTTAACAGATGATTATCACACAATAAAAATTCTGGTTGCTGGAACTTCTTTTACTCTTAGAGTTGATGGAGTTACAAGAATAACAGCAACTTTGGATCTTGTAAATACTGCCAAGATTATATATTGGGGGGATACTTCACTTTCTGATGTAGCCGGCGGAGAAGTGTGGTGGGATTATGTCAAATATAAATGTAACTAAAGGAGAATACGATGGCAAAAACACGATTAGAGTTTAGAACATATGTTTTATATGATTTTAAAAGGACCGACAAGGATACGGAATTGTATCAAGCTTATAATGATACAATTAAGCATATTGCAAACTTGCATCCAAACGAAGGATTGAAATATCAATCTTGGATCCCGACAGTTGCCGGTCAAGAGGATTATACTTTGCCCGCTACAAAATGTCATGTTATTCACCCAATCCGGTTCATTGAATCTTCGACAAGTTCAGCCGGTTATCCTTTAATTAAAACTGCAAAAGAAGAATTTAGTGAAATGTTTCCAAATCCTAATGCAACAGGGACAGCAGTTGCCAGGGGGAAACCGACTCATTATTGTATATATTCAAATTCTATACTTATTGGAAAACTTCCAGATGTTGCAACTTATATCCTTGAAATGGATTGGTCAAAACTTCCGACTTCTCAGGATGCCGCTTCGGATCTCCAGGAATTAGGAACTGAATGGGAAGAGGTTTTGAAATGGGGGACATTAGCTCGGCTATATGAAAGTGTGGGATTAACAGGTGAAGCAGATCGCTATTGGGCTTTATATAGAGATGCTGAATTGGGGTATCCGGCGTTAATACAAAAAGAAAAGGATCAAACTGAAGTTATGGGGAAAGTAAGGGTTAATAACTTGTAAACAAAGGAGGAACAATGGCTGATAAACCAACGAATGTATGGGATGAAGCAAAACCAGCGGGGACAAGAGATGCAAATTTAGGAGATGATGATATTAGGGAAATGAAACAACAATTGCGTGAAGTTATTTCACAAGATCATGAGATGGAATCCTCTGGTCAAGATGAGGATTGGGGATACCATAAACAAGTAACCTTGCTTGAGCAAGCGGATCTCGGAACCGGAGCGGTTGATGCAACAATTTTAGGGTCCCAAACTTATGGTGGCAAAGGCGAACTTACTTACACCGATGAGGATGATAATGATGTGATTATCACTCAACTTGGATACCTCAATCTCGATGCGGCTCGAGTATCAAATAATACCTATATCATCTCTCGCAACGCAGCCGGTGATGGGAATATCAATATTATCAAAGTAAATGCAAGCGATGAGGTTGTTTTGGGGGCAGTAACAGAACTTCCGGACAGTTCTCGTCTGGCTACCGATGCAGCTCCGGCAGAAGATGAAGAAATTGCCAACAAAAAATATGTTGATGATGAGATTGCAGCTGGGGTTAAAAGGTTGGGGGATTGGGTTACAACATATTTACAAGGTCAAAATAATTTAGCTCCTTGCGATGGATTTGTTGTGGCCAGGATTGTATATAATTCTTCTGGGAATGAACATACTATTTCCATTTTAACTGATGCAGCTAATCCTCCAACAACATTACGAGCACAATGGCAAACTAAGATCACGGATGGATATGGTCAGGGAAGTTGTATGTGCCCAGTAAAGAGTGGAGATTATTGGAAAGTAACAGGAACCAATCTTGGAACAGCCGGGGTTAATCATTTTATTTATTGGATTCCATTGAGTACCTAATATAAGGGAGGAAATATGCCTTTATTAAGAAAACCGGTTTTAAAGCCTATTGTGGGATTGGATTGGATGGATCCTTCAACTATGCTTCAAGATCGGGGTGGATTTTATCGCAATATGCGGTTATATCGTAATGATTTAAAGAAAAGAGAAGGTAAAACTCTTTTTGGATCTACTGCGGTTTCTGGGGGACAAGTTCAACATCTCACGACTTATCCCCTAGAATCACAAGTCATAAGATTAATCCGGATGTCTAAAACAAAATGTCAAAAATGGAATACAGCCACATTCGTTTGGGATGATATTACCGGCGTAAATTTTACCGGTGGTGATGGTGACTTTTTCTCAACTTGTGTTGCTGAGGACAAGTTAATTTTAACAAACGGCGTAGATGTGATGAGAACATATAATGACGCGGGCAATACAACAAATTTAGTGGCTGGAAGTGGAACTGTGCCCGTTGCAAAATATATTGCTTATAATCAATCCGGTTATCTTATCGCGGCATATATTCAATCTGTAACAGGCGGTCCCTTTAAAGTACAATGGACAGATATTGGAGATATTACAGCTTGGGGAGCTGGGAACTATGGATCTTCTCTCTTAAGACACAGCCCGGAACCAATCAGGGGATTGCATAATTTAAACGAATTTACTGTTGCTTATAAAAAAGATGCAATCTATGTGGGACGGCCAGTAGAAACATCCGATATTATTATTTGGGATCTTGCATGGCAAGGAGCTGGATTGATGTCAAATAGGGCCGTTGTTGTTCATGCCGGTAAACATTATTTTATGGGAACAGATGATTTCTATGAATTTAATGGGGTCCGACCGGAATCTATTGCTAAGGGAAGAGTGCAAAGAGAAGTTTTTTCCAGATTAGATGGGAATAAAACAAATAGATGTTTTGCACTCCTTTTAACAGACTATGACGAAGTTTGGTTTTTCATAGTAACCGCCGGAGAAAATTGGCCGACAGAAGTTTGGAAATACAATTATAGATTAAATGCTTGGTATATGGACACTTGTTCAGAGCTTACTTCCGCAGCTCTTTATTATACTCAAGCATCTGTTGCCTGGGATGATCTTGTCGGGACTTGGGCACAACAAAATTGGCGATGGGATGATCTTCTAACAACAACAGATGCCCAAACTCCTATATTCGGAAATGCAAGCGGTTTTTGTTTAAAACAAAATCCTTTTGTAAATAATGATAATGGGATTGCTATTGATGCCAGATATGAATCAATAGATTTTACGGCAGATAAGTTTGAGTCTTATAAACGATGGCTTCAATTGGATTTTGAGGCAAAAGGTCATTCTGTTATTGTAGAATATTCCACGGATTATGGGGAAACATGGCAATCAATCGAAACTGTAACGCTTACAGACCGATGGCCCTCAAAGCCATATACAGTTTATTTTGATATTGTTGCCAGGAATATTCGTTTTAGATTAAGCAATGCGGTTTCCGGAGAAACATTTTATCTTAGAACATTTTATCCTTATTATGTAGAGCGAGAGGAAACAAGCAGATAGAAAGGATTTATCATGAGCAATGTAGTATTTTCTTTAGCAAATGGAATAGGATCCGTCATATTAAAGATTTTTTTTACAATAATGATCTCCATTATTTTATGGTTCGGAAATCAATTAAGCCAGGATATTCGGACAAAGTTTCAAGAAATAACTGATGATATAAGAATCATCCGAATTGATATAACACACCTTATGCGGCGTGAAACTTTCTTTAAAGAAATAGACAAAGTAAATGATCGTATAAACCGGGTAGATGACAAGATCGAAAGGATCCGTAACTAAGGAGTATCCGATGGGTGAAGAAGAAAAATTCAGTATAAGAAAATTCTTTGACTTTGGGCCGATAGCCTGGGCAACAGTTTTTGGGCTTGGATTAAAAGCATTTATTGTTGTTCTTCTAATTTTAGGAGCGATATATGTTAAAAACATTTTTTTCCCGAAACCAGCAACAAATATTAATCAGCCGGAGATCCATGTCAAAGAAGGCGGAACAGTACATTATCAAGTCATACAACAATCAGAAAAGAAAAGACCCTGGTGGATACCAACACCATTTGTTGAGATCTTCGGGGAGTTGAAAACGGATGATAAGCGACCTGAATTGGGAACTAGATTCGGGGGGAGATGGGAATTTTAAAAGGAGCAAATAATGGCTTTTATTAAAAAGAAAATAGATTTACCCGAGTTAGATTCGCCGAATTTTCAAAAAGAAATTGTTGAGCTTTTAATCAAATATTCACTCAATCTTTCTGATGCGATTAATGGCGGGTTAAAGATCAATGAAAATGTTCAAGGTTTCCCCGGGGATGCAGTTGCGGATGCTACGGGAGCTGGGGATATAGTGGCACAATTTAATGCTTTGTTAGCTGTATTGAGAACATTAAAAATAATAGACACTTAAACAAAGGAGAGAAAAATGGCTAATTTTTGGGACAGTATTTTTGGGTCAAACAAAACCACATTAACTCCGGATAAAGAACCTTGGCAATTGGCAGCGGGAAAAAGTGTTGCTGATTGGGCAAAAAAATATATTCCAGAATATCAACCAGGCAAAGGGTACGAGGGGCAGTTTACTGCTGGCATGACAACTCCTGAACAAATGAGTCAGGATTGGCTTATGAAATATTTAACTAGCCCTGGCTTGGGAGAAAATTATCAACTGGCTGCGGATGAACTTAAAAAAACAATGACCGGGAAATATGATCCTTTTACTTCGGAATTTTATAAACCTACCAGGGCTGGGATGCAATACGAAATCCAAGATGCTATTGATGCGGCTCGGCGTGGTCAGGGGGCTCGCGGTACTTATTTTCAGGATACTTCTATGCGAGAAGAAAATAGAATGAGAGAAAGAGGAATGAATACTCTTATGCAGATTCTCGGCGGTATGGGTGAAACAGAAAGAGGCCGAAGATTTGAGGCTATTCCGCAAGCAATGGCTCTTGAAAGCTGGGCAATGGGAGAGCCTTTAAGGAAAACAGAAGCCGGGCAAACTTATGGGGCCTTGCCTAGAATAGTTGAGCAGATGGATCTTGAAGCTAAATATAAAGATTTTCTACGCAAACAAGAAGAACTTAGCGGTGCGGTATCTGCTGGTCAGAGTGTTTTTGGAACTGGAATTAATTACGGGGTCAAGGAATGGGAAGCTCCAAGTGCTTTTGAAAGAATAATGTCAACAGCGGGCGGGATCGCTGGAAACATGGCTGGTGGGCTGTTGCCGTGGAATAAATAAACAAAGGGGGATAAAATGCCTTTTCAAAATTTAGCGGGAGTTGAAGGAATGAGGCCAGCCGGATCGAGTCTTGGCGGGTTTTTAGAGGGAATACTCAAAGGAACGGAGAAATTTTTTCCAGCGTATCAAGAAGCAAGCGAGAAAAAAGCAAAAAGGGAGAAAGATAAAATTGATACTTATATAAAACTCCGGGAAGCTGGTTATTCTAATGAGGAAGCAGCTCAAGCCATACAAACTGGAAAGCTTCTTGATGAAACAACAGGTACGGATGTATATGAATTACAACATAAAAAAGAAAAACTTGGGGTCAGAAAAGCAGAACTTGAAGTTGAAAAAGCTGAAGCTGAAAGAGATAAAGGGTGGGATAAGAAACTTACTCCTTATCAAGAAGAACAAATCCAAAGAGACAAAGAAGGTGCTTTAACTATGATAAAAACCGGAAGAATCTTTGAACCACAGTATAAAGGTCCAATGGGTGTACCTGACACAAGAGAAGATTATGAAACTTTTATTATAGAGAAGTTTCCTAAAATAAGCATCAATGATCCGAAGATCCAAAAAGCTCTTGATGAAAAGTTTCTTATTCAGGCAGAAGAAGAAAAGAAACCAGGAAAAAAAGAAGAAGAGAAAAGTGGTGTTATTAACTGGCTCGGGAAAATACTCGGCTTTAACAAGCAAGAAGGACCTGAAACTGGCCCTTCAAAAGGAAAGGAAGCAAAAGAAAGTCAAATATCTTTGCCGGAAACGATTCAAACAACAAGTGAAGCTGTTAATTATCTTATGGAAAAATATGGCATGACTCGTAATGCCGCAATTGATTGGATCAAGGCAAATCTTTAAGGAGAAATAATGGCTAAATTAACCGATGATCTCGGGATTTTCGCTTCTTCTAAAAAACTTCAACTTAAAGATGATCTTGGAATTTTTAAGGACCCTCAACTTGAAGAAAAATCACAGCTTGAGAAATCATATAAAGATACTATACAAGCTAAAGCGGATCAAGAAGCGGCTCAAGTACAAGCAGAACAAGAAGCAAAAGCAAAAGCAGCAGATCCCAAAAACTGGTCAGTTGATCAGACAAAACAATATTTTAAAGATAATCCTCCGCAAAATGTTCAAGAAGCAGCTCAAGCAGATGCAACAATTAAATTAAAACAAGAACAGCAAAAAGAACTTGAGAAGCAATTAACTGGAGAAGATAAAGAAAAAGAAGAACGTGCTCCGAATCATCCTATATTAGACTTGAATATTCCCGGACAACAAGCCGTAAAAACCATGACTTCTTTATTGGGTAAATTGCCTTTAATGGGATTTTCTTCAGAGCAAATTGTTGAAGGGACAAAAGCTTATGGAGATCTTTATCGTAGGCCATTAGCCGGATTAACTGCTTTAGCAGTTGATACTCCATTTGCGGAAGATCCATCTATCAAAAAGGTATTAAAAAGTTTTGGATATGGGGCATTAAACCCTGAAAAATATCCTCCAGAAAGGATGACAGAAGCTTTAATTGATGCTGGTATGGATCCATATTCTGCTGCATCATTGGCTACCTTAGGACAATTAGGTTATTATCTTGGAGTTGGCAGAGCTATTGCTGGAGTTATTCAAAAAGGTAAATTGGGATTATTAAATAAAACTATAAAGAATGTTAATGATGCATTAGATGCTGCAGTAAAAGATGGTAGAATAAATATGCCCAAAGTGAAAATTCCTATCAGATCTCCAGAAGAAGTTGTTAGAGATACTGAAATTAGCGAAATAATAGATGTTTATCTTAAAAGCCGGGGATTAAAATATAATCCAGCACAAAAACTTTTAACTTTTCAAGAAGCATTTAAGCCGGGGACAGCTCCACAGATTCCTGGGTTTACTCCAAGTGCTCCAGTTCCAGTAACCCCGACAGTTCCAGCACCAAAAGCAGAAGAAGCTTCTGAATTAAAAGATGTTTTTAGTGATATGAAATTTCAACTTGAAGGGGCTCAACTTGGTGGTCGGGGTATTGGTGAAGGAAAACAAATCTTTCCGGATTGGTGGCAATCCGGAATGAAAAGAAAAGAATTATATCCGGTCTTAGATAAATTAATAGGTATCAATAAAGAGCCCATCACTCCAAAAGAAGAATCTATTGCAGAATACTTGGAAGATATTGCTAGAGATATGAAGGAATGGGAAACTGTAACAAGTATGGCAGCCACAGAGGTTATTCCGCCATCAGTAGAGCCTAAGAAGCCAAAATTAAAACCTATCATAACAGAGAAACAACAACAAGCCCGAGAAAAAAGAGTTGAGATAAGAAAGAAACAATTAGAAGTTGAAGAAGCAAAAGAAGCAAAAAAAGCTGTTGTCGAGCTGGTTCGACAAAGAAGATTTAACATTAATCTTAAAAACTTTGAGACAAATGCTTTTATTCACGATATAAATAAAAACCTTACTCCACAACAAGAGGAAGTAATACCTTTTATTATTGAGGAGACAGAGGTTCCTAAAAAACTTGGTAGAACTGATCTTGAGCAAATTCACAAAGAACAAAAAGAAAACCTTAACCCTATTGCACAACAAGTAAAAAAACATTTTAAAGAAAGCTGGGATTATATTGTTGAAAATACAGACAAAGTTTCTGTTTCAGAGATTGAAAATTATGTCACTCACTTATGGGATATACCTAAAGATAAAAAACCAGAAATAACTAATTGGTTTTCAACAAGAAACAGATTTATGAAATCTCGATTTATTGAAACATATTATGAAGGAATCGAGAAGTTTGGGCTTAAACCTAAAACATTGAAGATTTCTGATATTATTCGGATCCATGATGGTGTAATGAATAGGACCATTGAAAATATTAAGTTTGTCAAAAGCATAAAAGCTCTTGAAAAGGATGGTGTTAAATTATTTGCTAGGATGGATCTTGCTCCCCCTAATTGGGTTTTTATGGATCATCCGGCATTGCGAGAAGGTTTAATGATCCCGGGGGAAGCTATTGCTGGAGAAAAGATCTCTCCAGAATTACAGGATATTTTAACAGAGATGGGGGTTGCTATTGGAAGAAGAATCAACCCTCGAGTTTTTGGCAAAATATCCGGAATAGAAGGATTATATCAGCCTGGTGCACCACCAGAAATAAAGCTTAAACGATTCTTTGAATCCGGAACAATAGCACACGAAATAGGACATCATTTAGATAGAACATTAAAACTTGGTAATCATTTTGTTAACCAATATAAGGATGAACTGTTAGCCTTAAATGCCGAAAGAATAAAACGACTTGCCGGGCAAACTGTTCGAGGCGTGCCAGGAGAACAATATGCCAGATCTAACGAGGAACAAATCGCTGAGTTATTTAAACATATTTTTATTGATTTAAAACAAGCTAAGAAACTTGCTCCAACAGCAACAGCCGATGTTCTCGAAAGACTTTCTAAAGATGGAGTATTATCGAAGCTTGTTGATTTTGATTTTGAAACAAAAGCTAAAAATCTTATAGAAGAAAAACTCAATACCTTGGTTAAATTACCTGTAAAGGTTCATCCGGATATTGCTGAGGCCCTCAAAGTAGTTTTTGATTCAAGGTTTACTCATCCAGCAATACACGCTTACGAGAAAATAAATGGATTGCTTAAGAAAGCTTGGCTTAGTATTTCTTTTTTTCATCATATTGCATTAGGAGAAACAGGTGTCGCAACGATGGGACTTAAGAAAGTATTAGGTATATATTTCAATCCAAGAAGAATCTATCGGGCTGTTGCAAAAGACGAACTTGATGTATATAAAGATGTTGAGCTGAGTAAAAAATGGATTAAACGTGGTGTGCAGCTTGGAGCTTCCGTAGATATTCCGGTCCAAAAGATACAAAGGGATTTGAATAATTTTGCAGAGAAAACAAAAGACAAATTCTTTATCGGAAAAATGGCTAAAATGGTGGCCACTTTTAATGAGAGATGGGATAAAGCTTTATGGGATTATATTCACGATACTTTGAAGTTGTATGGAGCTGAATCTCTGGCTGCAAGTAATGTGGATTATACAAAGAGTGAGGTTGAGATCATCAAACAAGAAGAGGATGTTGCTCAATTTGTTAATGATGTATTTGGCGGTCAGAATTGGGAAGCTTTGATGGTAAGCCCCAAAACAACACAGATTCTTTCCTGGAGCTTATTGTCCCCGGATTGGTTTGTTTCTACGTTACGCCAGGCATTTTCACCAACTGGAGTAGGGGCAATTCATGGGGAAAATGTTAAACTAAGAAAAAGACTTGGTATAAAATTTTGGATCAAAGCAGCGATATATTTTGGTATAGGTACAAATCTTGTTAATATGATGTATCGCAAAAACGATCGGAATAAATATCCGGATCTTTACCCGGAGAAAATGGGCTTAAAAGATTATGCTATGACAGGCAATGCTATGGGACACAAGACTCATTTATTTGTCGGAAGGAATAAAGACGGAACCGAACGCTATGTACGTTGGGGAAAGCAGTTCAGAGAGTTTTTTGAAATGCTTTTTGATGATACTGGGTTTAGCCCTATAACGGCATCGATGAAAAAGGTGGGGGGTAAAGCTTCTCCGTTACTTCAAACAGTATCAACTATGGCAACGGGTCATTCTCTTGGTGGGTTTAAAACAAGGTCTATTGCAGATGCCCGAGGATGGGATCGAGTCTGGGGAATCGCTAAAAACTTATTTAAAACACCGATTCCTTTCAGTATGCG